GATTTATGTTTGCTACTGCTCCAGATACATTACCTAAAACTGTACCACCAATATTTGCTACTGCTGTCAAATCAGATGCAGATACTCCAGATAAATTTGAAATTTCAGTTGATAAACCGGCTACTGTTGTTATGTTTGATGAAATACCGGCAGCAGCAGTAATATCACTTGCAATTCCAGCAAGAGTTTGAACCTCAGTTGCAATAGCACTAAGTGTTGTCAATCCAGCAGATGTTGGTCCTAAAATTAAAGATGTACCATTACTATCATAAGCTATAAGTTTGTCTGCATTGTTAGATACATTTGCATCAAAAGGAAATTGTAAAGGACCAGATGTTCCGGACCCAGTTACAGTTCTAGTAGTAGAAGGTTTTAACTGAATACTTCTGTCTGTGATTTCTTTTAGTTGTTGCTGTCTAATTAATACATTGTCAAATTCTGTTTCTAAAGTTGTAGGGTTGTTTGTTTGGCCAGTTTGAAAAACTGTTGTTCTTGATAATGGCTGGTCTCCAATAATTGTAATTATTTCTCCAGCAGTTGTAGCAGAGTTAAATGTAACAGTTCCAGTTCCATCAGTATTTAGACTTACAGAGTAGTGAGTAGTCTCAGCTTTGACTACATCGTTTATATAAACTTGTAACTCAGACGATGCGTTTACTTGAAAACTAAAATTAAACGCAGTCTGACCAGTAGAAGTGTATTGTACTCTTCTTGCTACATCATTTATATTAAAAGTTGCCATACTTTAGAATACTCCTTTTTTTGCTCTCTTACCAGTATTAGTTATAAACTCATTTCTTTCATTTATTCTATTATCAAGGTCTGGATATTCTTCTAATAATTCAGCCCTTGCTGCACTTTTATAGTCTGCATAAATTAAACTCAACTCTTTTTTCATCTCTCCAATAGGTAATTCAAAAAAATCTTTTTGGTTAATTACATAAGTCATCATATCTAACATATTCATTTCAGTACCATTTGGGCCCTCCATAGTAATACTATTAGTTTTTATAATGTAATCATTATATTGTTGTGCAGTCATAGGTATGCCATCTAGTGTACGAGGAGGCATCCTTAAACCTTGGCCATTTAATATTTCATTATAAAATACATCTACATCATTGTATTTTTGGTTTTTGATTTGGAATGGTGTCCAGTATTCCCATGTTGTTTTGCCAGTACCAACTGTAACCTCTTCTCCCCAAAAGTTAAGTAGTGGTGGAACTTCATCATTAAATAATGGATTTCTTGACTTCCATCTGTTTAGAGCAGAACTCCAACCTAATAACATAAAATCTCCATCTGTCGTTGATGGCATTACATTTGATGCACCTGGAGATATTGCTCTCTCATAGTTAGCAACTAAAGTTTCTGGAAATATTCCAAAAGTTACAGCTTGTTGTCCTACACTTAAACCATAAGTAGTTACTTGTTCAGTTAATAATTGTTTTGCTCTTTGTACTCTGTCATCAAATGTTTCATATTCTTTACCCCATAATTGTGAAATATCTCCAATAGCTTGTAACATTGGCAAGTGGCCCATATAATTAAATATTGCATAGGAACCATTCATGGCAAGATTAGTTAAATCTTCCATAGCACTTTCTGTATTAGGAGAGTGATTTGCAGCCCAAGCATAATCAGCAGCAACAGCAAGTAAACCAGATAGTGGCTCAAATCTTGAGTATGAAACAGATGTAAATAAACCAGTTTCCGGATTTCTAAATGCAATAGAATATGGTTGTAACCCTTGGTTTTTCCAAGTTTGTTTACCTCCAAAATCTTTAGGTGCTGAACCAGTAATAACAATATCTTGGTCCCAACCACCTCCAGACGCATAAGCAAATCCAGCTATCAAACTAGAACCCATAGCCATTTTACCTAAAGCTGCATCTGCTCTAGCACCACCAGCAGCCAACTCTCTATAAAAACTTGGCATAAGAAAAGTTAATGGTGTTCTTTTGCCTAACTCTAAAACTAAATTTGTAGGTGTTCTAAAAAATGGTACATAAATTTTTGCCATTGGATGAGACATAACTCCTTGCATACTACCTAGGAAACCTTCTAGCTCTTGTTGGAAAGTAAGCTCAGTTGCTTTTGCTTTTGATGCAGCAACAGCTTGAGGTGGAGGATTTTTCATAAACATAGCAGCAGCTTGACTAGCTGTTTCTTTGTTACCAGTTTTTTTAAATACTTCCATACCATGTCTATATGCTAGTGCGTGTAATTCCGACCTATATGCTAGGGTTTTAAAAAATTCATCCTCAGCAATAAGTAATCTACCAGGGCCTCTATACATCATACCCATAATGTCTATGGCTTTACCCCATGGACTATCTTTTAACCCAGGAAATAAATTTTCTGTTGTTATTGCTTTTCTTTTTCTAGTATCTATTTTTGTTATTGGGTCTAATGGTTCTTCTGTTTTTAAAACTTTACCAAAATTTTGTGTAGCCTCCCATAAACTTCTAGTCATGCCATACATTTTTGCATAACTCTCTCCAAAAAATATTTCATCTCCTTTACCTTTACCTAGGCCAGTCATTTTACGCATTTTAGATATACCAGCACTAACTGCTGTTTCTGGTATTTGATAAATTTTAAATGCTAAGTTTGAAAATACATTTATCTGGTGTGTTACCGGAGATGCAAGTAGTGAGTTTATAAATAGCTCAGACATTACATCTCCAGTCTTTTCTAACCAAGAGGGAACTTGTCTAGCAAAGTCTGATTGTGAGTACATATCACTAAATTTAAGAAAGTTGTTTGCGTGTAATTTTACAACATTACCATTAAATCCTGGTAGTTGTGTTTCTAAATTAAATTGTTCTATTTGTTTTACATTATCTGGACTATCTATACCTTTTGCATCAAAGTATCTTTTTATATGTCCTATAATCATAAGAGACCTTGCAACCTCTGTATTATTACCGGCTGTACTTGACATGATTGCAGAATGAAAACCTAGTGCTTGTGCATATTTTTTTTGTGTATCTTCAACATTTAATCCTTTATCTGCTTTGCCTTCTGATACTAACTTTGCAAGTCTTTTAACTTCAAATAATGATTGAATAGATATTACATTTGCTTTTAAAACTTCTGCTGAGTTCTTAAATTGTGTGCCTTTAGGTCTGCTCAAAATTTTAATTACCATTTCATCGTTACCAATATTTGATGCTTGTTTAATTATATCATCAACAGTCATCTTGCCTCTTTTGGCCTCATCAATAAATGGTTTCATTATTTTTTGCACAGCCATACTGTATTCTTTTATGTCATCAATATTTTCTATTTTATTAAGATTAGGTGTAACAATAGGTATAGGTTTTTTCTTACCATCTTTTCCTACCATTTTAAAAGTAAAACCTTTTTCTAGTTCTAATGGAGTAAATAATAATTTATCTAAACTTTCTATTTCAGCCGATGTTGCGTCTCTGTAAACAAGTCCACCTTTTACTTCTGTAACTAATTTATCATCTTTAAAACCATACATGGGAGAGGCATCTGTGGCTGTTTTAGTAATACCTTTAAAAACACTAGCATATAAAACTGGCTCCTCTGGTTCTTTTAATGTTGTATTGTATTCTGCAAAGTTTTCTTCAAACTCTGTATCTGGTTTATTAATATCTATTGTAGAATTATCTGTTACTATTTCTTTAGGGTCTGATACCTCTTCTATTACTGTTTGTTTATTTAAAACAGTATCAGCAGCCTCTTCTTTTGTAGGTCCAGTAAATTTATCTAAAACTTTGTTAAGTTCTTTATTCTCGTTTTCCTGGAGTAGTGGTTCCTTCGGTATTGCCATTAGTTTGCTCCTCCAGTTGCCAACCCAGTTTCTTCAAACCTTCTACTAATTTCTTTCGTCTCTGTTCCCTGGTCAATGTCTTTCCCAGGGTTATAAGTTCCAGTTTGTTTGAGTTCTTCAATTCCTGGTTCTGTGTAGATTGTTTTGAACTCATTTAAGTCAAATACTCCATCTTGGTTTCCTTGTTTTGCAATATATAACGCATCATCTTTATTATCAACTCTGACTGATACATCAAGTACAAAGTTGCCTTTTTCAGCCCAGCCACCAGCATACACTTCATTATATCTGCCATCAAGTATATTTTCCATAGCCTCTACTTTATCTAGTAATAAATCAACATCTTGCATATTAAATTTTTTCTGTGGTTTTATTATTTCAGTAGCTTTTATAGGGGCTACCATATATCCACCACTATAACCTAAATCTTGTGGTGTTTTACCATCCATAGTTACAGAAAAACCATCTGGGTTATCTTTAATAAAATAATACATTCCAGCCTTTTGTTTGCCATATTTCATTTCTCTACCTATTTTACCAAGATATTTAAACAATGGCACAACAGCCTCTCCTACTGGTCCTAATGGTGTGTCTCCAATAATAGCTTTAAATTTTTCTTCTAATACTGTGTCTGCTGTATATTCTGTTTCTGGTGTTGCTATGTAATTAAATATTTCTTTAGCCATACTTTCAGATTTTGTATTATCAAGACCAGTCATACTTGAAATAAAACTTACAAAATTTGGTTCCATAGGCACTTGTGCAGTTGCTACTGTTGCTGCCTCTGCTGATAGTGCTTTTGTCATAAAACCAGTAACACCTTTTAATTTAATAAATTTATTTGCAAGATTATAGTAACCTAAACCTGGAGTTAAGAATTGAACAATACCCTCTGTCAAACCTCCAGCTAATCCTTCTGTTTCTCCTATAACTGGGTAAACTTTTTCTTGAAAATATTTTCCAAATTCTGTTACTGTTCCCTCTTCTACTAAACCAAGTTTTTCTGCACCAGCAAGACCTAAACCGGTTGCACCCTCTGTAAGTTTGATAAGACCTCTTGCTGCACCTTTGCCTACATCAACTGCAACATCTGTTGTATCACTTGCAAAGCTAGTTACATACTCAAAAAAACTTTTATCTACTGTTGTTCCAAAACCATTACTATCATATCTAAGAACAATATCCTCTTCTCCACTAGCTTTTTGCTCGTACTCTGCCTCTATAAATTTGTTTAAATCATCACTTGCCATAATTTTTAAAAAATCTCCTTGCTTGTTCAAATGCTTTCATTCTTGCATCTGTTGCAAATACACCTTCATTAAAAGCATCAATATCTTTTGTAAGTTTTAAATTATTTTTATAGAAGGTAAAAAATGCGTGATATTGCATCGCACCTACACTTGTTAAGTTTTCATCAAGAGGTGGTAATTGTATTTCAACACCTTTACTATTTGTATAAGTCATCTCACTAAATGCCATGTACTCAGATAAACCTTCTACTTGTTTTGCTTTTTTTTCTTCTTCTATTTTTTTGTTTGCATCTTCAACAGTCTTTTTAACAAAACTTTCAATATCCATTCTTTGACCACTTCTTTTTGCTCTAATTAAATCTGCAACAACCATATTATATTTTTTAAGTTTTTCTAAATCTTGTACTTTTGTACTTAGTCTAAGTATTTGTGGCTCTACACCTTCTAGCAATAATTCTTTTGCTAACTTAATACCATCTTGCATATCTTTGTCTTGTAGAGTTTTAAAGTCTCCTAATAATGTGTTAGTGTCCCCTGGAGATAAAACAAACTTTTGACCATCTACTGTTTCTATACCAGTTCCATTGTATGCAAGAATATCGCTAAAATCTGTAATCTCTCCAAGATTTATTTTTAATTGTAAATCATCTTTAAGACCTGGTGTAGATATTGTATTAGGGTTTGTAGATAAATCAAAACCAGTTATGCCTTTTGCATAGCTTTCGTATTTTTCTGGTTTTGCAATTTGTATTACACCAAGTGCTTTATTCATTCCGGCTGTATCTCTATTTTCGTATGCGTCTATAAAATCAATAGATGCTTGTTTATATGCTTTATCAAATTCTAAATTTATAGCATCTTGTTTTGATTTATTGACACTTTCTCTATCATCTAAAACTGCTTTTACATCTTTTAATATTTCTTGTTTTACATTGTTATCAGATGTCATAAGTATTTCCTGGACCATAGCAGCTTTCTCAAAATAAATTATATCATCATCAGTTGCTAAACCTTCCTTTTGTTTTTTATCACTAATAATTTTTCCATCTGGTGCAGCCATTTTTGAGTATAGATTGTAACCACCAACACGACCCTCTGAGTATGTTTCTACAAAGTTTATAACAAAATCTGTTTTTACTCTTGTTGCTGCTTTGTCAAAATTGTTAAGTATTGTTGTAGCCTCAGCAACAGTAAACTTTTGTTTAGCAATAAAATTATTTAAGTTTTTTCTTTTTGCTAAAATTTTGTTTTCAATACTTACATAAACTTGTTCTCCACTATCGCTGTCTATGTAGTTGTTAGTTTCACTAAATATTTTTTCTAAATCGTTTAGTTCTTGAGTAACAAAACCCATAGCCAACACTTTTGTTTGTGTTGCATTTTCTTTTATTTTTTTATCAATATAACTTGTGTAGTAACTGTTTGCTTTTGTTGCTAACTTAGCATCTAACTCAACAGCTAAATCTGGATTGATACTTGATACAACTTTTACATATTCATCTTTTATATTTGACAATGTTTGTAAATACATTGTTTGAGATTGATTGTTTTCGTTGGCCTCTATCTCTGCATTTGCAAAATCTCTGTGTGCAGCAATAGTCATCTCATTTATAACAAAACCCATTTGTGCAGCTTGTGCAGCTTTGTTAAATATAGTTTTATTATCTTTAAATAATTCTTTTCTGTCGTTTGCGTCTGTCTCTAAAACTTGTTTTAGTGTTGGTGCATTTTCTACACCATACTTTGTACCCTCTTCTACTTTTTGTTCGTTTACTTTTTTAAGTGCAAAGTCAGATACAGTATCTATTCTTTTTATAATTTCTCCAGCTACATCTGCTTGGGCTCTGTAATTAGCAAATGATAGTTGTATATCACTAGCTCTAAAACCAGGTAACTGAGATTTATAAACATTTCTTTGTGCCATTAAGTTTTAAAAATATTATAACTACCCATAGCTGCATCTGCGACAGCAGTTATAATAGCTCCTTTCTTGCTGGTCTTAGCAGCATTGTTTAACATAGCAGCCTCAGCTACACTAAATGCCTCAACAACTTCTTTTGTATCTTTAGATTGAAAAAAATCTGTAACTCCATATCTCATACTCATTTGATTTAATACTGACATAGAGCCATCAAATGGTGTAACACCTCCGGCTGCACCTTTTGCTATATTAGATGCAATAGTTTCATTAAGTTTCTGCAAAACTTTAACACCATTCTCTTTAGCCTCCACTCCTTTTGTTTTACCTTGTAGTAAAGCTAGTTCTGCTTTACCTTCATAATAAGCAGCCATCGCATAACCTTGGTATAATGTACCATAGGCTTTTGCTGCTACTGCTGTTACTGCTATTGCTGTCCAATTTATTGCCATTATTGTCCTACACTCACTTTATATTCTACTCCCAATAATGTAAAAAATAATGGACTAGACTGGGAGAATGTCATTTGTCCTTCTCTATCAAATCCTAACATAGGTTTCCTTCTTTTTTTTCCAGTAAAAAACTGGCCACTACCTACTGTAAATAAAAAGTCTTTACCATTCAATGTTAAGTTTTGAGATAGATAAAGATTACAAGTAGCCTCTATTATTCTTTTCTTTTGTGCAACAATGTTACCACTAGAAAGTTTTAGTTCTACCGGAAGTGTTTTGACTTCTGGTGTATAATCTAATCCTATCTCAACATAAGTTGTAGGTACTGCATCAAGTGTTATTTGTCCAGATGAAACAGTTTTATCATTTTGCATACTATCATCTGCTATTACTTTTACTGTCTTACCTTCAAGATGAGATAGACCAGTTACAGTTGTAGTAGATGGTTTACTACCACCAGATAATAATTTTGAGCTATCAGTTGTATTGTCATCATTAAAACACTCTACATAATATTTTGTTGAGCTGCTGATTGTTCTTTTTATTACAAAGTAAATCTGGTCCACATCTACACCTACTTTTTCAAATGTGCCATCAGTTGTAGATAAACTAGGTGCAATAACATTTTGGCCTCGCAAAATAGAGTAAGTTGCTAAGGACCCATCAGTTGCATTTACTAATAATAATAAATCTCCATCTGTTGTTGATGTAGCTTTTCTAAGAGCCATGTCTGTTGGATTTTTTAACAAGTGAGATGATAGTAAAGAAATATTATTTGATATGTACGATAACTCTACATCGCTAAATAAAAACTCTCTTAATGCTTTACCAGCTCTTTGTATAAACAATGTACCACTTTCAGCACCTACTGGTTTTATACCTTCTTTTGCACCTCTTCTTGTTGCACCATTAATTACAACATTAGATGGTGTAATAGGGTCCAGAGATGATTGAGGTAAAAAGAACTCTCCACCTTTTGTAAAGATTTGTAAGTCTCTACCAGAAAACATACCAACGATAGCATTTGTATTATCAGTTGCTAGTGTAACTTCTATACTATCATCATCTAATCCTTCTCCAGGATTAAAGTCAAAAAACCTACCTACTCTTGATGCAAAGACTGTATTGGGCCTAGATTTAGCTCCACCAAAATATAGTCTCCCCTCATGGAAGGTTGTTGTACGAGGAAAACCTTTTGAGGCAGACCAGGTAACTTCATATCCACTTTCTAAAAATGTTGAGCCAGATGCTATTGCACTTGTATTAAAAAAAGGTATTTCAACAATAGCCTCAACAGATGTGTTACTTACAAATCTTGTAATTCTTGCTCTACCCAAACCATCGTTGGCCTCAACAAATTGGTTTACATGACTAGATGTAAAGAATGAACCACCGGCTGTAAGTGTAATATTACCATCTACAGCCGATGGAGTTATAGTTTGATTGATAGAAGTTGTTGAGAGAGTAAAAGCAAAAAAAGGTGTATGCTCAAATGTTATATCAGATATAGTCCAGTCTGAGTGTGATGCACCTCTAACTATTTTTTTGGGAGCCATATCTTCTTGTACAACAATCAGAGTATCTGCTGATTGTGTAAAGTCCATAGTCGCTAATGTTGTAGAACTAATAGTAGTCGTAAGATAATCATTACCACTAGAGTTAATATTAGTTACTAATTCTTTATTTTTAAAAATGTACATTCTGTTATGTACAAATAAAAGCATATAACTTTGTGTAGTAGAAAACTCAAAAGGTACTAACTTCATTCCATTTTGTGGATTAGCAGCACTAGGTATTTCAAATAAAAATTGTAAACCAGGTCGTCTTTCAATACCACCTTGTGGCTGTATCAAAACATTTCTAGCTGTTTCTAATGCGTTGTAATATTGGTTAATATCTATTCTTGATTTTAGTAAAGGGTCTATCTCCCCAGTAGTAAAGTTTGATTGTATTGTTACAGCTCTGCTCATTATCTAACATCTGTTAATGGGAAATCTACTATTGCATAGTTAGGCTTTCCTCTTCCATCTATATTCATAGCTTGTCTGAGATACCCACCCCTTCCATTCTCAGTCGCAGTCCCAACTGTTATTTTTCTCCAGTAATCAGATTTAGTAATTTGGTCTGTTACTGGTTCAGCCATGTGCCAAGCTAACATATACACTAATAACTGAACAAAATAAGAAGGCATAACACCTTCTGAAACCACACTTGATACATAATCTACAAAAATAGTTTCTTCGTGAGTTGCTATTGCTGGTCCAGAGTTTGTATAAATTATTTCATAACTTTGTATTGGCAAAACTCTAGTACCACTTGAGTTATAAACTTGGTGGGGTGTACCACTTACTGCTGTTGATGGAAGGTCATATTGATATGTCCACTCATTAACCGGTGTTTGACTTGACCTTGCTAACTGTTCTTTAACAATAGCAAAGGACCAAGGATATAATGATAATGTTTTTCTTTTTATTGTTTCGTAAATGTTGTTTGCAACTGTTGAGGCATCGTTAGTCGTATCTGAAAATGACGATATAGTATCTGCACCTAATAAAATTAGTGCCTGGTTTGTTATCGTAACTTTAGTATCTCCACTTGCCATAGTAATCCTTTAATAAATGAAGAGGCCCCATAAGGGCCTCCTCACATCTATTTATTAGTCTGCGTCTGCAACTGTAATAGCTTGTCCATCAGAGACATCTACTACACCACTAGCATTACTTAACACTACTACTAAATTAGCAGTAGGAGTATTGCTGTCATATACATAGATTAAATCTCCAACTTTCAAAACATCAGAGGCACTATTAAAGTAACCTTCTGAGTTTACAGTTGAGATTGCATCAGCCGATTTGTAGCTCCACATTTGAGGAGCATTACCAGCTTTAGATTGACCACCTATTGGTTGTAGTCCTATTTCTGCATAAGCCATAATTATTCTCCTTCTTTATTAGCTTTCATCGGTTGTTATTTTAACTATACCATCTGCGTCTATTGCAACAGCACCAGCAGAAAACATACTATTAACCAAGAAAGATGTTTTTTCTGGAACATAGTTAATTTCTGTTTTTTGTGCCATATTAACAGCCATACCGACTGCACTTCTATGGAACGCAAAACAAGTTCTGTCGTTTGTTGCTAATGGTAAGCCACCCTCATCTCTGTCGCCAAGCACATAAAATCTGAAACCTAGGAAAGTATTAATCTCTCCAGATACCAGAGCTTTAATTGATGCAAAGTCTCCAGAAATTGCTCTCTCATCAGCTAGTAAACCAGATAATGAGTTTGCGTGGATTATTATATGTCTGTCATCAAATGGAACATTTTTAGCATCCATAGCTTTTTTCGCAGCTATTAGCTTTCCAACATTCAAGTTTGAGTTTGCAGCAGAACCAGAAGTTACTACATTTTTAGCAACTGTACCAGTTCCAGATGCACCATTGACAGCATCTATTATTAATTGGTCCATTCTACGACCAATCGCCTTACTGACTACTTGGACAAGTTCTTGTCTTTCGTCAAAGTTTACCTTCGCTTGGTGGAAGATGTCTGAGTATTCAGCAGCATTGAAATCACTCATTGTAGCTGTAACTTGTGAGTAAGTTACATTCAATGGAGTAACATCAGTCTGAGGAATTCTTGCAGTCGCACTTCCTTTTCCTAACTTAGGAAACTTATATGTTTGCCCTTGTACACCTTGTCTTAGCCTTACACATCCCAAGATTGAACTTTCTCCTTGGTATGCTTGTTTTACCTCAGCATCAAACAGAGTAACAAAAGCATTAGTTATTGACTGTGCCATAAGTTTTCTCCTTTGTTTAACACAATTTATTTATACTCGCAGTTGTCTGGTAAAATAAGCCAGGCTGACAATAGGGTACTATCCACCCTAGCCAGAAGGCCAAAAAGAATTTTGGTTGTCTCCGATTACAAAATAATCGTTTCTGAGAAAAATATCAAGTGTTATATTTCGCCAGTATCTACTTTACCAGGAAAAGCTCTTGCAAATTGTTCTTCTACCTTTCGTCTAAATACTGGGTCTGTTTTGTACTTAGGGTCTGCAACTAACTCATATAACTCATCATTACTTGCTGGTCCATCAACATCTATTGGTGCTGTTGGTATAGTCTTTTCTCCATAAAACTTTCTAACTTTGTTAAGTGCATTGATACCATTCGCTGTTGCAGCAAACACTTTAAACTCTTCAAAGTCTTGGTCTGACCATACACCTTTAGCAACAAGCCCTTGTCCCCACTCTTTTATACCTTTGATGATTTGTGGTGCGTTTGGACCTAATGATTTGGTTTCTGCATCTATGTCAATGCTATCAGCCTCTTCTTGTTGCAAAGATAATTCTTTAAATTTATTTACAAGATTATCAAATGCTGCTTGTGTTGGTTTGTTTTCTTTAGCCCAATCTAAAAAATATGTTTTTAACTCATCGTCATCCTCTACATCTTCTAAAGATGTAACATCATATTCTTTTGGAGCTTTGTGTTTACCCATAGAGAATTGTTTTTGTAATTCTTTGTAAGAATGATTTAACTCCTCTACTTTTACACCAGACTTTTCATCCCAGAATTTATCTTCTAAATATTCTGGCTTTGCAAGTTTCTCTTCTTCTTTTTCTGGTGTTGGTTCTTGTGGTTTTTCTTCTTCTTTGTGAGGTATTGTTGT